GGAGGTCGGAGCCCGTGCCTCCTGCCTGAGCGCCAATCTGACCTCTCAGGGGGTGGATTAACCGGTGACTTTCGTTGGGTGGGGTTCCCATTCCCCTACCTCTTTCGTCATTGTGTTGACTATTCTAGTTGTTAACAGACAGCACCCTTTACAACTATCGGGTGGCTTTTCGGTCTGACTTTGTCACGACAGCAAATGCTTGTCGGTGGGTGGATTAACCGGTGACTTTCGTTGGATGGGGTTCCCATTCCCCTACCTCTCTTTCTTCTTTTAATCAGCTAAAAGTTTACTACCGTTACCTCTACGAGTTTTCTGGTTGTCACTTTCGCTTCGTTGCTTCTCTATTTGTTACCTCTATGAGTTTTCCAAATAGTCTGCTTCCATGTCAATTTTTGGTTTGTGCCTTAAAAAGCTACCACCTTAGCTGTACGAGTCTTTACCTCTTCAAGTTTTCAGAATCTTCGGTTACATCTTTGATTTTTCCCGACCACTCAGCTGGCAGCTCCCAGTTGTCCATTACCTCTCATGAGTTTTCTGAACTACCGGGTTTTTGGCGTTTCGTCTTGTTTGTGAGCTTTCTCTCTAGAAGAGAGACAACTCTGGTTTTGCGTATCTGGTGAATATGTTCAGAGCATCGGGAAATTCCTGATGCCCATTTTCTAACACCACTGTTTTTCTAATTTTTTCAATGTGGGATTCAAGATCTCGAGCCCAAACAGATCTTGCGTGTGTTCCAATCTGGCTTCCACATAATATGTCTTGTTTTTTGTGCAGATACGGAACGTCACTCCAGGATGTCACTAGAGTTTTATCCAACATCCACTTGTTGTCCAAAATCCACACTCGGTTCCACACTGAGAGCATGTCCTCAGTAGTCATCCAATCGCTCCCATGGTGTAAAGACCATGTGGTTCGGCCAGTTGGCATCCACTCACTAGGAACACATGAATTGACTGCCGCGAAACCAAGTCGTAAGTCACGTCTGTGGAAGAAATACAGTGCCCACATCTGAGAGTAAGCCTTTGCCAAGCAAGCGCTATCTCCCAATGAGACAACCCCTCCTTTTTGAATCCTACTACGGCCAATGACTTCAAATTGATCCCGACATGGGCCGATCAAATCTCTACCATCTTTCATGTGTAGTTTGTGGTAGTGGTGCGAACAAAACTCAACTTCCTCCCAATTCGTTGAGAATCGTGAAGGGGCGTTGAGACCTATGTCCTTTCGTATTTTTCCTGCCAATGTTATGTACTGTAGCGATGTCATAAATTTTGGATTATTAGTGGCAACCACGGCGTCATCTCCGGCAATCACAGACCGCTGGAGAAAGTCTAGACACCACTCTTTGAGCCAAGCATCAATCTCTTTGTCCGAAGCGTCTAGTACTCCATTGGCTTCCATGGATCTTCCCACAAGAGTTTTTGCGTTCGTTATTGTATTCATGGCATACGTTATCACTTGGCCTGATCCGCGTTGATCAGTACGGACAACGACATCCATCACAGTTCCGCTCGCGTACTTTGGATGGTCCCTTGGAAACAGAGCCACCACATGTTTGTATGCGAATGTGAACAAGGACTGGACGAGTTTCCTGTGGTACGGATCATCTATGAGTTCTAAGATGAAGAACTCTTCATCGTCCAAATCCGCTTGCGTGATCCGAGTGTCCCATCCGGCCACATCATCGGCGACTAAGTACTTACCTCGCTTCGCTATGTCCTCGAGGTAATAGCCAAAGTAGTTGACTCCTTCTCCCCCTACGCCACAGGGGAAGTTCTCGCGGGCTACCCAATGATCTTCATTGAGGAACCCTAGAGCCTCGTACTCGAGGAAACGACTTCCAAGCCACATGTACCAAATTGTTCTTGATCCTTTAGCCAAACCAGCCACGGTTGGCTTTTTCTCTTTTTTCCCCATGGTATTATAAATACACATCTCACAATCTCCGGCCAGATGTTTTGTTCGCTCTCTATCAACCATGTCCCAGAAATTTGAGTCAGATAGTGCGTCAGCGACATTTTTCCAAGGAATCTCTTTGCTCCAGGCACCTATGGCAGCGTGACTCTGGACGTTCTCCGCATATTCTCGAGATGATAAAATGCGTGGCCGAAGTCTCTTCTCCTTAAACATTTTTACAAAGTGTTTCATTATGAGACGATTGACTCTCTTTATGTTCGCTGGAGGTTCCTCGGTCAAAGTGTCCACCTTTTCTCGTAGTACTTTCTGCTGTGCGTAGGTTGAAACATCCGTCATCATGTATGAGGTCGTTTTCTTCAATTCCTCCCATGGCCACATTACTCGTCGGATCATTGGATTTACAGTTTGTCCTCCAGCTGATCTGGTGTCAGTTACAAATGAACCAAAGTACTTGAAACTGTTGTATGGATTCTCATCATCAAAAAACCACGTCCTTGCATTCTCATCTTTTAACCTGCGAATGCGGGTCGTCACCTTCGAGTCATCTAGGCTCTTTATCTTAGATGAGGGGTCACTTCGTGTGCCCTTGGCTAGTTTCGGAGGATCTGTTTTGAATACAGGATCGTCAACGGTGAAACGTCTCCCCAACACGGCTAGCACCGCGTACGTGGAAGCGACCGGGCTCTGTCGGATTCCAGAGATGTAGTACATCTCAGCAGTTGAGTTCCTACTGTGGGAGACCCGGACAAGTCGTCCATTGTACTTGTGCTGCAGTGTCTCAATCTTCCGGAGCACATCAGTGTGGTACGGAGACAACACCTTGCACACAAAAGCTGCTTGGGGGTTCACCTCCAGCCACTCTTCCAGGAGGTTAAGGACTTTTATTGTTCGACTAAGCTCAATCTCTGGCTTTGCGTCGCTTTCTCCAATGTCGCACACAATGGTGTTTACATTCTGTCGCTCCATAGTGTAAACATTCACTCCGGTTTTGAACGTAGCCAAGTTGTATCCTGTCGTGGTAAATGGTTGAGGATTCTCTCTTTCTTGACCACCGAGAGTGTATGCATTTACTTTTGTCACTCTCTTGTCAGCAACAAGCCGCTGAGTCCAGCCACCGCGGCCACATCCCAGATCCACAACACGTCCTTTTGGCTCCCAACCAAATTTGTTGATGAGCTCTTCCATTTTTAACCCTCCACGAGAGACATAGTCCCCTTTGTCGGTTTCATTCACTCCACGAGATCTGTACGTGTTGAAATCTTCTTGGCTCTTCTTGTTGAGCTCTCGTTTCCAACTATAGCCCATGCCGCCGACTGGAGTCTTGTTGATGGAGTTTAGTCCTGGTCCATGCAAACTTTTTGCCAATCCTCCACTCAAGCATCGGAGAAGCAGGCATGACACATAAAGTGTGGTGTCCTGCATTCGAGCAACTCCAAAAATGAGGAGTATGTGGCCGAGTTCAAAATGCGCGTGGTTTGGATTCTTCGGGTCTCTCACAACCCAAATTGAATGTAAGCAAACAGCTGTGCACACCAGAAAAGCGGCCCAGTCCTGTACTAAGAAAGCCCACATAATCGACAGAGCTGCCATGATCCCCGCAAATACGTTCTTGCGACGATCTCTTTGTTCGCGTCCAAGCAAAGATTCAACTTCTCTCTTTTGCTTCTCAGCGTTAAAGTTACTGAGAACCTTTTCTGACATTTTGAACCTATGCTCAGCCATAAAAATGAGCAGAACGAAGAAACCTGCAACCCAACCTAATATTTTGGCGACGTGAGTGGTTCCGAAGATAGCAGCTGGCAGGAGAGGCACGATGGCATACATGGGGAGAGTCGACAGCTGGATTCCTCCAATTGCAGAAGCCCTACCCATGTCGCCCATGAACTGTTTTGCGATGTTATTTTCCAGGAAAGTCAACACGATCTGGTTTAGACCTACAATGACCACATACGCATTTAGTAAAAATTCGTGTCCCCATGTTGGCAAGTTCCACACCGGTTTAGCAGTGGCATCAATGGGCAAGGACCCACCTGATACTGTGCTGAACATGTGAGTTAAGTCTCGTCTAATTGTGGGTGTAAGTTCTTTTTCCCAACAAATCAGGCCTAGAACAAACACCATACCAGTGATGATAAATCTGGTTATGACTGCGTACTCAATACTACGGGTTGTGTTGTTCCCAGCTACTATGCGAATCAAACTCACGGCGCCTCCAATCACGAATATGATCGCAAATGGAACGCCTAAATGGTAACTCGCTAGCGCCCACATTGTACCCCAGGCTTTTGGAATCTCATCAGTAACAACGGTTTGGGCGTTTTTGCTACGTAACAACATCGATCCCATAGATCTGAGAATGCAAAACATGAACCAGAGTAGCAACATGCCAACACTTCCCATGCTCACAGCCATGAGCACGGTAACCATGCGATCTTTTGTGACGGCGGGTACATCATCCTCATCCAACCGCGACACAACGTACATACTCTCGAGTATCTCGAAGAATTTTGCTTGTGCCGCGCCAGAAGTGAAGAAATACGACAACGCATTATAAAAATCCATGATTGACGTGCTTCGGCACTTTAGCAGCTTGGTAATGGAGGCAACTTTCATATCATCAGGGGCGTCTTCAAACCTTCTATCCACAAATTTCGGTTTGTAATGTCGCATCCCGTGGCTCGTGCTGATCCGCAATTCTCCATCGTGTTCACCTTTGAAGATGATGGTGTCAACGTCATGTAAATTTTGCACCCAATGCCACGCCAACCAGTATGTGACAGGTTTCTCGGATAACTCCAAGAACAACCGGCGCTCACGGTCAGGGAGTGTGTATGAACCAGGAACATTAAAGAATGTCGCTTCCTCTGGCATCGGTCCACATGCAATTTGGTCCAGTATCATTTGAGCTTCCATCCAACAAATCCAATTCAGACAGTCAGATGGAGGAGGGTCCAAAACAGGCATCACATATCTCCCACTCGCTCTTCTTCCAGTTCTTCCTTGGCGTTGGATTCGTGAAGACAGTGGTGCTCCGACTTTAACCAGGGCCACTTGATTTTCACCCGCTAGAACGGGTTTGATAGTGGTCCTCGTGTCTATCACAGTGTCCACATTGAAATTTGCCCCCATCTCGCTTATATCGGTCGTGAAAATAACTCGAATGTTATCACGCATTGCCTTTGGTGCGTTCTCCTCAAAAGTTTCACTGTGTAGTGATATGCTTTGGGGTGTTGCCGCATGCAGTTTGTCACATTCTCGTTTTGTTGGAACAAAAACTACTGTCTTTGCCCCAGCGTGGTTCGACACAAATTGCGCATTTAACTCCACAGGAAATCGAGTGATTTCCACACTAATCTCGTAGTTGGAGCCGGTAGTTGGTGGTCTGCCAGGTATTGTGGCGCTCATGTAGACTAGGCGCGTGTTGCGCTGGTGCAGAGCCTCCATCACGCCACGAGCCGCTATGGACATTGGATCCAGGTAATGACACTCATCCATAATGATTGTTGAATACTTAAGATTTTTTAATCCTGAAGAAAACGCTCGTTGTGTGAATGTAGCATGGCATGCAACCGTCACCGTGTTCATTGTGTGACCAATTGCATCACCTAGTCTCATGTCCGGTAATTTTTCACGTAACACCTTCAACACTTCATTCTTTACCACTCGCGTCGGGGTTAAAACCAAAATCCGGTGATTTCCAAGCATGGCAGACTTAGCCTCTTCGACGACAACTCTTCGAGTCTTGCCACGACCAGGATGCCAATCTATGAATACCCGTCCTACAGATTCTCTAGGCATGATAGACTCTGCTTCAGCCGAAACCACATCTGTCGTTATGAGCGATATGTATCTATCGTGCATGTAAAACCCAAATCCGTATAAGCCAACAGCTTCACCTCCTTGCGAAAATATTGGAGACCCAGACGATCCATTTCCATAATCGTACGGAATGACTGGAACGTCCTCTCCATCGACTTTCATGATTTTCCGTTTGTAAGTGTCAAATTGCACTGTTCCGTCCGGTAGACAAGCTTTGATGGTGTATGTTTCGGAGTCTTCAAATTGCAGTTTCCACGCTCCTCCATAACACGCTGTGTCACGGATGACCGACCCGCCTGACATACTCACATATTTTCCTCGCCATTTCAAGGGATTACCCTGCGTCACGTGGTACAGTGTGTGAAACACACCCTCTTTTGCGAATCCAGACCCGCATATTGTAGACGAGAATTGAGTCACGCTGTGGATGTAGTATGCTCCTTGGGGTAAGTAATCGAAGGTGGCATGGACTTGCAACTGTTCCTCTTCAAAGGAATTTGTCTGAAAGAAGTCAGTTGAGACATCACTTCTTAAATTCCACCGGAAGATAGAGTCAATAAGCGCTGGGATGAAACGGTTTGAGCCACTAGCTACATACCAAAGAACTCCAACGAGTCCCGCAGGCCAGTTGATGGCAAACACTCCCAGCAATCCGACGAATGCATAAACATTCACAGTTGTCGAGCCAACGTCGTCAACGCCCAAAATTTGTACTCCGTGGGGTCCACGCGTTCCGGTTACATCGCCTAAATCAACGTCCTTTGGCTCACCATGTTCACATGCGTCTCCAGGTATCTGGATTAGTTCCAAACTGACTTTTGCAGTTAGTCCAAAGAAGGCCCAACAGCAACCAGCCAAGACGAAGATCAAGACAGCTAATTCAGGACGCTGAGCTCGTTCGAGCAGCCAAACGGCCGCGATGATAACACCTGACGCGGCCACGAATTTGCTCTGCTGAAACCAATTGATCCCTCCACGCTCTTGTGATCTGATGTGCGTTGTAAAGTAAATCGAGAACGCTACTACGAGGAAAGGAGCGCAACCAGGGGTGATCAAATCGGTCGACACTGGTAGAAATACCAGACAGCGCGCCAACAAGAAACCAAGTGTGAGCCGACTGCCATTCCACAGACAAGACCAAGCGTTGGTATGGTGGAAGTTCCCAGACGGCCGCGCTACACTGCGCAATCCACTCTTCCATCCTGTCGAGGACGAGGTTAGTAACCGCCAAGAAGCCTGGCCGAGAAGAATCACTAAGACTGCACACGTTGAATACATGGCTATTTGCCACGATGAAACCAAGAGAATTAACGAGATTAACCATTCGTGGAACCCCATGTTCTCCGAGGCAGTGGACATCGCAAGCCCTGTCACGATTAGGAGTCCTATGTCGAATAGTGTCCCGATCAGTCCGAGGTGTTGAATTACTGCGGCGTGAGCCCACTGGAGAATCATCACGAAGCATTTCACTTCCAGGGTCGCCCACAACTTGCGTCGCCACATCATTGCCAAGAACCACACGTGGCCCGTTCCGGTCTGAATCGCCATCCACAGATGGCACATCCACATAGTATATCCTGTGTGTCCGGCGAGCCCCTGCGACAAAGCAAGCCACCCCCATGCATGCCAATCCGACAAGAGCGGTAATCCAATGAATAACAAGATGAGCCAGGTTCCCGTAGCCCTGAACATCCACTTCCTGCGGGTTCGGGCAGTCAGGCACATCAAACCTATAGATAAGACCAGGATGCGGCTCAAGTGGTCCGCTTGGCCTATCCGAAAATCCTGGTTCATATGGCTGGCCTGTGCGTATGATTGCGAAAAACCTTCATTCCAGGTTTTTGGAAGTTCATTTTGCACGTCGTCTTCACTGACAGTAGCTATAACTTCTTCTTCAATCGTCACGGTTGGTTTCTTGGCATCAGCAGCCTCTAGCGTGCGGATTTCCATGGGGTAGTACAAGTCTGTACCAACACGGAAATGGAAGATGTTTCCCTGCTCAAGGCAGGTTTCACAGCACCATTTTGAGAATGCCTTTGCCTCAACCTTGAGGGCTTTTCCTCGCCCTTTGCAGTGTGGCGTCATTTCAACGGTTGTTCCAGGGACTGGTCCCTTTACCATTTCGACTGGGTACTTGTCCCAGGGAAAGTTCGTTTGGCTAATATATCCGGGGATATAATTAGCTGCCGATTGGGGAGCCCCCCATCCAGGTGGAACGAACAACCTTTTGTCGTCATGGGCCCATTTGTCAGCGGTAAATCGAGGAGGCCAGATGCATTGGTGTGATTGGTACAAATTCAATTCACTAATGGTGTAGTTTTCTCCGTCGTACTCGCTCATCATCCACAAACTCCCATCCGTGTAAATAGTCTGGTTGTTCTTTACAACCAACCCGGCCAAATACATGGGACAGGTCCTTCGCATGACTGATGATATGGCAACTCCCAGTGATGATCCCCAGGCTCTCCTTTTAAACGCTGTGAAATCGTACTGGAAGGCGACTGATCGTTGACACACTTTCTCAGTGGCATGTCCACTCGATACAACTCGTAGGACTTTGTCAGTCACGTTCTCAGCCTTGTTGGCATACTGCCACATTGGCTTTCGCAATGTTCCCAGAGCACTCGAGTCCACATCATGGTCCTGTTCCTGGACGGCTAGCTGGGTCTCCACATCGCCGATCTTCACTTTCACTATCGACTTCTCAATAGCTGGAAAGTACCGGTGGTAAGACAATGAGACGTTGTAATGGATATCAACGTGGTTGTACCCATAATCCTCAGCAGCTGCACGAGCCGCCGCGCATTGTAGATTGTCCTCACATAATATGCAGACCTTGTCGTACTTCACGAACATATTTTCAATGTAGCTTTCAAAAAGACCATAATTGTCAATCTCTACATGTTGTTCGGACGTCGGCCAGCTGAATAAATCTCGAAAAACAAACAACCCGTTTCCACAAGTGAAAGTTTTCCGTTGTGTGTCCACACCGCATCCAAAATCCGCATTTGCGTACACGAAGTATCCTCCAAGTAGCCCTAAAACGATGATCCGTTTGTCAACCAAAAAGGTCAGGGCTATTAATGCAATCGCAATTTGAGCCCACCAGCTAGACAGTCGACCGAGGTTGAACCCTCCCATGAGATCCCACACGGAGTGTTTCACTCCCTCTATGCCATACCTCTGGTACCGCTCAGTTGTGTGTAACAGTGTGTTCCATGCAGAAATCATGCGGGAAACCTTGCATTTTACGTTCACGACTTTTTTGTCCGCTTTGATGCTAGCCACAGGGGCTTCACAAGCAAGAGCCGTGGCAGATGTCTTCGAGTGTTCAGAAAAGAACACGATAGGAGAGGTCAACTCACATCCTTCGCAGGAAAGGTTGACCACACATTCTGCGGAAGCAGGGGCTTGTAGCGTTACTTGAACTCGCCCTCCAGTTCCAATTTGGTTCTGGGTAAATGAAATGTCGGCAACCTGGTCACATTTTCTGGTCGTGTCGACAAGCAGTTTATCGACCACGATATCGCAATTCAGGAATAGTCCATCTGATAATCCTTTTTCCACGTTCACTCCCTCTTCCCAAGATATTTTCGGGTCGAGGATCGCCTTTACTTTGACTTCCGTTGGGGTCGCTCTACCCCAGAGCACAGCAGTTTCTGCTCCGTGAGTCTCAGAACCAACGCGAAAAAGTCCAGTCCAAACATCAATTGTTCCTTTTGGTAAAAGAACCTTGTGTTTCTCTCCTGAGACGACGTACGTGTTCAGCGTGTCTGACATTCCAAGGTTACATATAATGATAGCTGAACCCAGCTCTCCAAAAACCATGTTCCGTCCAGCCGATGGTATCAACGTCACATTCACGGTTTCGCTATGGAAATATCCCGTAACATTGACTTTGATGTTCTTTTCTCCAAAGCTTGACACTTTGAGTTGGTGTGAACACGCCACTTCGACACAGGTCGCCACGGCTCCCATTCCAAACTCGAGACAGCCAGATGCCCATCCACGTTGGATGGAACGTTCAGTACACACCCGTCCTACTAAGTTCAACTTCTCCATATCAATGTCACATCCCATGGGACAACAGTCCGTTGAGTACGTCGCATTAACATGGCATTCAGATAACAAAGTTTTCACTCCTTGTCCCTCTGACACTGAGAAAGCTCCGGCTTTTATTTCGAACAGTCCGGCACGTGTCATGATCGCTATGGATCCGTGCGGGTAAAGCTGTGTCCGAACCATTGTTTGTTCTCGTCCATCCATTATTAAAAATGGCTCTGCATGTTCTGCAAGAGTCGTCCCCCAACATGTGATGACCATTATGGCGACGATCCACAGAGGCCATTTTAGAACAATTCCGGTTGCTACAACCACAACAGTCATTGTTAACTTGTTTTCTTGTAACCACTTTGTTACCAACGATTCCACATCAGCAATTTTGTCTTTTATACCTCCTGTCGCAACAGGGGCAGACGGAGCATTACGGCGATGGCGTTTTAGATGTTCACATCTCTCGTATGCCAGAACAAACTCAGTATATACTGAGGCGCAGTCGATCTTGTCAACGGCGTCTAGACTGGTTACTTGAGGGCAGTGTTTTTCTACATGAATCCCTTCATGGCACATATCTCCGGGCAGCTTGAATTGGTGCATAATGCCGGTGTAATTTTTCCCACCTCCAATGAGTTGGTCTCCATACTTTCCTGGCGAATACGTTAGCGTCAGGCCACATGTTAGAGAGATCAGGGTCAGGAATGGCAGCGTTGATCTAGCTGATCGAGTCTTCTTTCTTTCGAGTCGTCCTACTCGTGTTTCCAGTTGCGATACTCGTGCAATTAAGCCTCTAACCATGCTAATGAGCATGGCCAAAGCCAGTTCCAGCGCCTTTCCGATGTCCATTTTTAAAATGGAACGGCTTGGCCGCCGTTCATTCTTGTTTCCGTTTTGTTTTGTTTGCGGCCCCATCATTTGGGTACCGCGTTTTCCTCCTCCTCCCAGGGTATTTCCCTTCTTACTTTGAGTCACCTTTTTCATTTCGGTGATCCCTTTATCACAGACTTTTCCGTGTAATTGCTTACTAAAGATTTCCACAAATTGGTTGAAACCACGGGTTAGTCTTTTAAAA